AAATATCTGGAGATCACCGTCCGTCAGCCAAAAATTTTCCCGACCATAGGCGGCGCTTTAGCGTGGTAAAGTGGTAAAGCGTTAAAGCGAGGTGATCTCCAACAAGCTTAAAATCTATCAAGAAAATCAAGCCAACATGTTAAAAAACATCACTTGACGGAAACACAATACATGATATTATATAGATACAAGGAACAAATAACCAAACACAGAAAGGAAATAGTACATGGACAGAACAACAATCAAGCAAGCGGGTGAACTAATCAAAATAGGCTATAGCTACCATGACGAAGAAAAGTTATACAACGAGGGATATAAGGGCAACGTGCACGGTGCGGTTTTAGCAATGCAACGAATCTTCGCTAACGTGATGAACGTCCGCATGTATAACCTGTCGAACGCGGTTGTCAACTATTATGACAATATCGATCTAACACCGTCAATGACACTATCGGAAATGCGAAGTTACATGCACGAAACATCAATCTTAATGCTCCGAGATGGGCGCGGCCTTGATGAAGATATCGACCAACATGAATTAGAATTTGCGATTGGCTATACAATCTTTGAAGAGACTGGAGAAGAGGAATATGGCAAAGAAGATTGAAAAGGTGGGATTTAGCGATGGTTGTACAACACGTTTCACCGATAAGCGCACAACAATCAAGCTTGAAGAGGATGGTACGATCAGATATTACGATCTCGAAACGTCATTGCTGTGCGAATGTTATTACACCCAACAAATACGTGGCACGATGGAATATCATAAAGACGGTGATTATATCACATTCACGTTTCATAACAGCGACACAACACATTATCGGAACTTTTATACACGTCGTATTTAATGGTAGATATTATAACGGCATACCGCCGTAGTAAGATATGTTGGGACTTTATAGACTGACAAGTGGGTGAAGAAAGAGAATGGAGGGCGGTCAGTCAAATATAAAATTAGAATGGAGAATAGAAATATGAAGAATTTTGAAATCGTATGTGGAAATGAAAAAATGTCAACTTTAGTACAAATCAATGGTACATCAGCACTCGCGCGAGACGCGAAACCGCGCGGCAAACTTTTAGGAATTGTTAAGGGTACTGATACAGATACAGAAAAGGTGACTTACTACTTATGTATGGAAACCGAAACAGGATTCGGTATCTACGCAACACAGGTTGGTCGCGAAATTGAGAAGATCAAACCAATCTTTAGCGAGACACTTGAAATTGAATGCACTGAGGGTATCAGCCGTAAGTCTGGTCAGAAATTTTTTAAGATCGTAGTAACATCACTTTAAGTATTAAGCGTGATTAAAGGCAATCATATCCTAATATAAGCACGGAATAACATTCAAGTTGTTCAAAAAGACCACTCATTTGAGTGGTCTTTATTGTTATTCTTTACGATTAAGCACATAAACAGAAATTGTTATATTTTGTCCAATAACACCATTACCCTCACAAATAGTGAATGGGTACAATGTGATATTACCGTCAATATATGTGAATGGAACAGAAGTATAAATTGTTTTCTGTGAGGTGTGCCCAGAATCTTCATAGATAATATGTTGTGACATCGCCGAAATCCTAACAGGGTTTTTCGCTTCTGGTAAATTAAATTGAGATTGAACAGGTGTTACACTGCCGGAATCTGCGATTATGTGTTTTATTGTACCCTTAGTCTCGAAAGCAGTTGTTGCATATTTATCTGGTTCATATGTGAATGCTTCAATGTGCTGTCCCCAACTATCAATATATTCAAAAGCGTCAACGATATAATCCTTTAAACTTCTTAGTACCCTCCAGAATGCCATATTTGAAAAACGATTCGGCAAAGTTTTCATAGGTTTTAAATAGTTTAATAAATTCATAATAAATTACCCCCCTTATTTGTGTTCGATTAAATAAATAGTCGCGCTGATGGTCGGTGATACAATACCATATGGCGCATAGAAGTCAAAGGTGTTAGGGACAACACGAGTTTTACCATTAGACATCGTAATGTGAAAAGGTACGGAAATAAATGTTGCACTTTGTGTTTTGTGTTCAGCGTCTGTGTATCTCTTACAAGTTGCTTCAATCGTTATAAAATGTGGTATCTGTGGTAAGTCAAACGTTAGTGATGACGGTGTGAAAATGAATAGTCCATCCCCCTTATCAATAGATATGAAAGATAGATTAATGAGATTTGGTTTGAAGTTTTCGGGGTTTCCATCATATGTGAGATTTTCAAGTGCCGAAATCTTCGTGTCCTGTGTCGTCTGACCACTTTCAAGTGCCGAAATCTTCGTGTCCTGTGTCGTCTGACCACTTTCAAGTGTTGAAATCTTCGTGTCCTGTGATTTCTGAGACGTTTCAAGTGTTGAAATCTTCGTGCCCTGTGTCGTCTGACCACTTTCAAGTGTTGAAATCTTCGTGTCCTGTGATTTCTGAGACGTTTCAAGTGCCGAAATCTTCGTGTCCTGTGTCGTCTGACCACTTTCAAGTGTTGAAATCTTCGTGTCCTGTGATTTCTGAGACGTTTCAAGTGTTGAAATCTTCGTGTTCTGGTTTGTCTGTTCAATTTCAATACCTTTTCCCCAACTGTCAATATATTCGAGTGCATTAACAGTGACGTCCTTAAATTTCCTACAATCTCGCCAAAAAGCCAAATTACTAAACCGTTTCGGCAAATTTTTCAACGATTCTGAATATTTTAATAAATCCATAACAACCCCCTTAACCGTTTTCAGCGATACAATAAATGTACAAATCCCATGCCGTTGCTTGTGAGACATCTTCATTATTTGGAACGGCAGCGACAGTTATCGACTGTGGTACGACAGCTAACTTAGCATTAGTGCCTGTTTTCGGTATCTGTAGTCTAATATCAGTTTGAACTGCGAACGTCGTTGAGCCATTTTTAACCATTTCCGAATCTTTTGTCAGAAATGGAATATAGCTAGTCATCAGCTTAACTTCATCCATAGTAAATCCAAATTCTGCCGACAGCGGTAAATCAAAGAAACCGACAGCGGGATATAAAGCGTCAGTTTTAAACGTTGGAGACTTAGCAACAATATCTGCAATAGTTGGCTTGCTAGTCCATACGTTCTTGCGAACTGCAATAAACGGCAACTTAACCAGACACACGGGTTGACCTAAGTAGCCTACTTGGATTTTGCGTTCTGGTTTTGTGACAGTATCATGCCACTTCAAATTGTTACTCATAGTCCAATTTGCTTTAGAATCACCGCTTGCGAAATTGACAACATTATCACAAAACCATTTCCACCAGTTGCCCCATATGGTCGCCCATGCCGAATCATTATCCTTTACTGACAGAATTGTCTGTGGCGGTATAATGTTTAAATTTTTAAGCAAATTTTCAAGCTTTTCAACACGTTGTTCTAAATCAAGAATGTCATTTGTAATTTTGTTAATGCTTTGGTTGATATTCTGAATATTCTTGTTAATTTCTGAAATAGCATTTTCAACTGTTGAAACTCGGTTACTTAAATTGGTCAACTGCTGATTGATATTATTGATGTTATTTTCGATAGTGGATAAACGATTCTGAACGTTTTCCAAAGTCTGATTGATGTTTTTAATATCATTTTCACATTTTGTAACACGCACGTCTAGCGAATTATACTTATTATACAAATCTGCAAGTTGTCGTTCAACTTCTTTCGCCCATGTGTCAAACTCGTCGTTGAACTCGTTTAACGCGCCTATAACATCGTTTAACTTTGCCCATAATGCGCAAACCTTTTGTAGTAAACTTAAGCAATCATCAAACAATAAAGGTATCGTAAACTGGTGATGCCAACACCACCCATCGCAATCCTGTTCGGGTGGATTTATAATTGGAATGCTTGCCATGACAAAAACCTCACTTTCTATCTTAGTTCGCGACACGTTACCCCCTCACGTTTGTCAAAATCTGACAACCATTATACAGTTACCAAATAATCAAGTCGCGACGTCCCACCTATTGTTATAGTAACACAAAACTAAAAAAAGTCAATCACATGTACAGCCCCATGAAATTATGCCTAAGTGCATCACAAATTTCCGTTTCAAAATCCCAAAGGGCATCTGTGTACGTTCGCGCATTACTTCCCGCCGTACCACTTGAACCCGATGACTTATATGTTTCGCTGTCTTTGTTTTTTGAAATATTTGTCAGATAGTTATCATCAATCAAGTTCGTCTGACCTTGTGGAGTGTCCAAAAATTTGTGCTCGTTATCTGATACTTTGGTACTACCACTATTGTCAGTTTCAAACATATTTTTGGTTTCATATGCCAAAACACGGGCTTTGAGTTTAACATTGATATTCGGCATAATTCTAGCCATGTCAGACCGCATATGCGTTCTAAACAAAAAATCAGTCTCATATCCAATTTCAAAATCTATAAAATGGGCGATTATCATATCATTGATAACTTTACGATACGACTCATCAAAAATTGGATATGAATCAAGACCAAATAATGAAGCGTCATAATTATCAAACAAATTTTTGTTTGATTTCCGATCATTTCCGATTTGCGCATTCTGCAAAATGTCATAAACATGCATGGTATAACGTGCCCCGACATCATACCAATATTTATCATTATCATGATAATTAGTATCAATCTGTGGTATCATCATTTTCACCTGCTTCCTGTTCAACCTTTTCTAAGCCAACGTTTTTAACTTCAGACACTTCACCGTTGATCATTCCCGACATGTCAAATCTATCTAGTAAACCGACATCTCCAACATTGCTATCGTTAAACGTTGCGGTAACATCAAGCCCAAACTTATCTTTACATTGATTGCAAAAGTTTTGTCGAGCTCTCTCATATGAGTTACGCAAAACCATTAGAGTGGGTGCATCTTGCATAACTTCAAGGCTCGACACTTGCGCTGTTTTTGCTTGTGTCCTACCGTTAATACCTAGCATAAACATAAAATCTGACATTAGCATGGACTTAATTTGCTCAATGTTTTGTGCAACAAACGGAGCGGGTGTTTGGTATACGATTTGTCGGATATCATCATACTGTGATTTTAACGGCGACATATCGCGAGTATACACAACGGGTTTATGCCCCGCGACCTGTTCGTACATGTTTGCAAACGTTAGCTCTTGACCATCGGGGGCATTGATAATTGCGGGTGTATTTTGTGCTTGCAAATTTACAAGTATAGCACGGTCGCACTCGTAAAGCAAATTTGCAAAATGTCCACACATACCATCTATTGACACAACATCAAAATCGCTATAAGGATTAAGAGATGGCGCAAGTGTCGCAACATCTTTAAGGTCTCTGCTAACAGTGTTTGTATAGGACAAACACTGATACTTTGTAGCACCTCCATACCATGTGCGTTCGCTTGATGGTGTGACGTTTCCACACACATAAAAATCTGATTCTTTCCAAAGTCCCCCCAACTGACCTTTTACGAAATTGTCGTTGAGAATGTTATTTGCTCGTTGGTTAATGTCGTCGTCATCAAACGGCAACCCCTCAAAAGTCCATGCATCAACTGCAATCCTACGCAAAAATGTATAGTATAGTCCCATGGTTGCTAGATTCGTGCTTTGCACGTTTTCATTTTTTATATTCCGCTTCATTTTTTCAACCTCACTTTCCCAACATACTAAATAGTAAGTTGATTTTTCACCCCTCACCCTCACCCCTCAACCTCAACCCTCTATCCAAAGTATACCATATAGAGCGTAGACCGTCAACCGTCAACATTGGACTTTAAAATTTTGAAAATGGAAGCACATTTGCGAAATAACGAATTTTCCAGAACGGACTGAATGAATTGTGAGCGTCAAGCCCACCAATTTCTGGTTCTTGCGGGGATGGATCTTTCACTTCTGGTGTGTCAGCACTTCCCGCGGAACTTCCCGCGGGGTTTACTGGAGCGGGATTCGATGGACTGTCGACCGCGGAACCCTGTCCGATTTGAACAACACCAGTTTGTGACTGTTTATCTGTCAACAGTCGTTGCGGTTGTGCGGTTAACCATCTTGAATGCTCAGCGGGTTCAACTTTGCTTGCTTCCCGTGACATCACCAAATTACACCACGTTACTTCGTTTTCCTTACCTGTCGTACCACTAAACAAACTTGCGTTCGATTGCCAGTTACCAGAATTTCGGATCGCCAAACTTGCAACTACCCCCATTGCATAAGCCCCGATGTTGGCAACATCATATCCCATATTTTTTAAGATGTTGTTACGTAGCTCCATATAATATTGGTTATACATACACCAATTTTGGCAACGTGAAAATTCCGCAAGGTGTTGTTCGGTATATTGTTTCATTAAAGCTTGTAGTGAACTGTTATTTGCCAATTGTGAATTTCCCGCTCCAAGTGCGATATAAGGTTGGAAACCACTAAACAGTGTTGGATACTGGTCGACACAAAATTGCATCATCGGAACTAGTCCATATTGATAATGAAATTGATATCTTCCATAAGCACCGTTACCGTGTCCACCCATAATATACCAACCCGAATTATCTGTATATTCTTTACCCGACTCGAAATATTGCCAATTTATCCACATTCTAGCACCCACCTGTTCTTCCTCTTTTTTGTATTCCGCGACTGGTTGTACTTGCGAAGAGTTTTGTACGCACATCGCCGTATGACCTTGCATGTGCAAAATGTCGCCCATTTGTAAATTGTCCGCTTTTTGCGTGTACTCTGCGCTATCAAAAAAATCAAAAAGACCAGTTGATTCAAGCGCGCCACGTTCTGACCATGTGTTCATGCTCGTTGGAACTTGAATACTTACGCAGTTTAGCACACACGCAACAAGTGCACTGCAGTCTGTCGCGCATGGAGTTGTTACGTTTTTGGGTTTCCATCCCGCTTGTCGACATAAATCTGTAAAAGTTTCACGTCTACTTTGATCATATCCGACATTTGGATTATCGCACGATTCAATCATCAATATAGCCATTGCTTTCGCGACGTCGGGACGGTTTTTAATCCTTGCAACCCAGTCCCATCGTCGACCGTTTGACGTTTGCGCAAACCATGGTGTTACACGTACTTCAAGCCCGTTTTGGTCGCCAAGCTGTCCACCCGACAAGTTACCATTTTCATCTTTAGACGCTTCACCGATATATACAGCCATTTAATCACCCTCACTTTCAAAATGGTTTTCTAAAATTTTATCAGTACGTTTATAATTTGTAATTCCGTGCCAAAACCAAACACCACTATCAAGGTGTGATTGCATGTATGCGATAGCCGTTTGTGGTGTGTCGGTTGCTGTAATAATCGCGCCCGCGGTGTGCACATAATTGGTTATAGGTAAAGAATCTGTTACAATTGGCGCGACACTACCATTATAATTGTAACCATATAGACAAAAGTAGTTGTTTAACTTTTTAATGTCTTGTAGAGATGGTCGATACCATGCAATACTTATCATCGGAAACATTGCATTATACATGGTGATATTCCCAGTCGGGTTTCCGATTGTTAGATCACTTTCTTCATATCGCGCACCTAAATTTTCAGCGAACTCTTCCGTGTCTTTTAGCTGTTGACCGATGTCAAGCTTTAAAACATTCCCGATTGTTGCGATTCCGAAATTTCCAACGTCACGGGCAACCCCGTTTGTGTTTAACTGTGTAGTAGATAGTTGCACGTTGTCCCATGTAGATGACGCAAGTGAGTAGTCGCCGTTGATACCGTTACCGTACTGTTCGGGTGTAATAACGATACCGCCCAACTGCGATTGATTCGCCGTCCATTTAAATTTGTATTTTTTCGCAAGCAATGCTGATTCGTCAAAATAGCGAAAGTCATATTCTTTCGCACTTCCACCACAATTGACAGTTAGTTTGTTATACTGTGGCGAAGTATACAACTTATTCCACAATGGTTTTTCTGTAAATTCTTGCACAAGTTCAATTTCGCCCTCGACATTGGGAATGTTGGCAATATTTTCGCCATTTTTGTTTGTGGCAAATGGTTTTGGAATATGATATGCCCCAATGATATCCTCTTGTCTACCACACTTTGCATATCGTTTAACAACTTCAAGTGCATTTTTACGAGTTAATTTGCTTGTATTTGATTGTATCAATCCACCACAAATAGATGGTGTGACCGATACCGTGCTAAAAAAGTTCGCAATTTGTCCATAATCGCCCATTGCAAAGTTAGCGATTGCAGCGTAAAAGTCGCTCGAACGATCTTTGTATGTGTCAGTATTGTTTGCAGTCAAGAGCATTACACTATCATCATCATTGTCAAATTCGCCAAATTCGGTACGTGATATTTCCCAACGGTCAACTTGCGCCGTTTCGGGAAACCAGTTTGCAAAAAGCCCGTCGTTTCCAGGATGCTGTCGATAAATTGGCGAATCGTGGAAAACAAATTTCCCGATATAAGTTGCCCAATAATCCACACTCGTGGTCACATATGTCAGTTTATTGTTTACATACTGAAAATCTGTGATAAATGCAAATTCAATGCGTTCGCCGTTTTGGTACGCCATGTAATTATAACGCTTTATTTCGTCCGCCCGAACTGGGCACCTAAATGTTTGTCCTTGTCTTTCCCACGTTACATTGTCATAACGTTTATAAGGCAAAGCACCGAGAAGTTCTGATAGAAAACCCTCGGTGCTTTTTGTCGTGGGAATAAGCAAGTGTTTATTACTGTCGTCAAATGGCGAATCAAATAAATAAACAGTTGTCATATTATACCCCCCTATTATGATTTCTTACAAATCGCAATAGCATTGCCCCACGGGCGAATGCTATATGTCTGCCAAACATTGAGATACTGATTCTGATACATTCCTGCAGCGTTATAAAAATCACCACTTGATGACAGATTATCACGATATTCAAACGTATTGACATCCGCAAGGACTGCTAAGATATTTTGATCATCACTAATTGTTTTCCAATACTTTGTTGTTGGGTCGATTGCACTATCAAAATCTAAATAATTAAAGTCTGGGAAAGGTGTGACTCTACCGACTAAATCAGCTTTTGACATGTTGAAAGCTCCCGCTAATGTCTCAACGTTACAATTTACTAAAACGTCTGATCGTACGAATAGATACAACTGGTCGCTAGGTGTCCATGTGATAGCGGGTGTAGCATCTTCAATTCCCTGTGCGGTTGCGAATGCTTTGTAGTTATTAAAATTACTTGATGCATGTGTAATATCAAGTGCGATTTTCTGAATTGTCTTGATAAAATCAATAGAGCTTGCAGCGGGATCGGTATCCGACCACTCAATTTCCTTTTTAATTACAACACCATTCTTTACAGATGTCTGAATGAGCTTCTTAATTAGGTTTTCCTCTTCGATTTCATTTCCAGAATACAACGATGTTACCATGCCTGATACCATTTTATCAAGTTGTTCCCAACTTGTAAATGCACCCTCCATTAGCTCACGTGGAATTGTGACAGGGAACTGTCTACGACGGTTTTGCCTAAAGTAACACGTCTTCACATCCGGCTTTGTGACATTTAGCAAAGTTGCGCCTAAACTAATGTCGTAGTCACGTCCTAATGCGGGATTGATATAATTCATTTCCATGTCAGTTCCGAGCGGAAAACCCTCTTTTTTGAGCATTGCATACTGGTTGTTGTACATTTTCGTTTCGACTGACTGAATAACAATTTTGTTTACGACATAATGTAAAAATTCATTCATAAACGGACTATACTTGACGATTGGAGTCATTGCGTGGCTAATTGATGTACTTACATCGACTTCAGCGGTTGCGCGGATATACTCATTAGATGCATTTTTTCTTGCGCTATTAAAAAGATCAACTCCACGCTGTGCGCTTGTTACTGTTTTTTCGTTTCTCATTATAATACCCCCCTCAACTATAATATTCTAAAATATCTTCCGTGGTCACATCTTCGTTTTCTTCTTCCACATCTTCTTTCTGTGAAGCTGTCATAGATGTTGTGACACGGTTAAACAAATCGAGATTCTGTTTTCCCAAACGTTCGTTTTCGGCTTTCAACGTTGTATTCTCATCAGAAATCGCTTTTTCAGCGTCATTACTAGCTCTCGCGATATCGAGGACGTCAACAACAACTTTCCGCATTTCGTCAACACTCATACCGTCGGGAATGTCTAAACGTTTAATTAAATCGTCAATATCAATCATGCTTTTGCCCCCTTATAATCAATGTTTGCAAAATGAAAGGAATGCTCCCACTCATATTCACAAATTCGCCCTAATGTCACGGAATGTAGCTCTTTTGGCATGTGGAGGAAAAAACCATATCCTATATCAATCCCGACATGCCTACCTTTACCGCCAAAAGTTGTATAAAGTCCGTTACCCTCTGTGCCCAAAAGTGGAGTCGTCTTTTCCGCGCCATCATGATAGTGCCCCGTACTGTAGTTGTTAAATCCAACAACTTCACTAACAAAACCGCTACAGTCATAGCCAATCTTGCCACGGCTATAGTTTTTAATCTGTTCTAGTTCTTGCGTGGTGTACTTCGCAAAATATGACGGTTCGGCACTAATGAGTGCGTTCATCGTTGCATCATCTAAACGCTGTCCTTTTGCACCATAGAAATATGCATATTCGTCTTTGTGATAAAACATCAATAAAGCTTTTTTGATTACTTCGTAATATGTCACTTTTCAAGCACCTCCAACTTCGTTTTGATTTCAGAAATCATTTCGCGTAGTGCGTCGATTGCATTCGTCAACTCTTTTGTTTCTTCTTTATGCGCATCTGTCTGATACTTGATATAATAGCAGAGTATCAACGTCATACAGATTGGAAACCCTACGCTTGTGATAACTTGCGTGATTGCGTTTAAGTCCATAATACCTCACTTTCTTAGTGGTGGGCGCGTCTCCGCGCCCGTGCTGACAGTTGCACAACTACTCCGTTCTTCGCGGTCTGTCTAGTAGTCCCAACTGTAGTATATCATAGCTTTAATTTTTGTCAATCAACAATCGCTTTATTATGTCATTTATTTTTTGTGACGTCACATCACTGTCAGTGATAATTTTCCCAATTCGTTTATATAACATTATATACTGTCCGATTCGAACCCCCGTCGGCAAGTATATATCTGTGATTGATAGCTCTATTTTCGCTTTATATTTTCCGTTTACAATAGTTAGCGGTAATTCGTTGCTGTACGGAAAAATAATTGTAACTGCATAATCTCGTATATAAATACGACTTGACTTTTGTGATAAATCTGCGTACCATCTCCATGGTTTGCCTTGATAATGGTTGGAGTAATTTTCTTCTTGCCATGTGCCTTTCATTGTCATTTCTGTCGTTTGCGATTCATAAACAGCTATATGTTTATCGACATGTGATCGTTTTTGTGGCTCAGTGTAGAGCACGCAAATTTTCATGTTTTCGCCCTCAACGTCTCTATTGAAAATGTAGACATTGCCTTGTTTTATTTTTCGTGCGTCTATGTTGTAATAATAAAACAGTGGACTCGTGGGGTTGAGACTGTTTGCGCAACAAACAACTTTTACATTAGTTCGCTTTCTGATAATTGTTGACAGATTTTGCGCCCATCCTTTTAAAAATTCATCTTTCGAGAGTGGTCGTATTGTACTAGTATCAGTATCTTCAATAAATTCATCTAAAAATATAGTTGTCACTCCGTCGTAACCATTCCCCTTATATTTACTCCATGCACCCACTGTCATCGTATACCCAACATCTGTATATACCCAATTGTTTTTTCGTCCTACCTCTTTTTTTCGATATGCACCCACGTAATAATCTAACAAAGCTTCATCTTTCCATAAGTCATGCTCAACATATTTTTTAATGTTTGCAACAGCACCTCTTGCACGACCGCCTTTTAAGTAATCTTCACGGGTTCGCATATACACAAACTGACCACCACTTTGTTGATATTCGTCAAAAATACCTTTTAAAACTGAATATGTCTTTCCCGCTGACCGTTCACCAAAAATGATATACACATCAGCATTCAATTGATACAAAGTCGGTATATTGATATAGCTTTCATCGCCAACGTTAACATACAAATCATCAATTTTCATTTTTATTCACCCACCTTTTCTAAGATTGTCGGGGATAAGTGCTTCACCTTTACCCCAAATTTTTCGTATCGTTTAGTTAAATCAGTGTTGTCCGATTTGGACTTACCATTTTTTGTTATGACATACGGTGTTATACTATCAACGTCTATACCTATTAACACAGCGTATTCGGGTGCGATTGAAAGTGTATATGTTGTATTTTCAATCCAAGTACCACCGTTATCATAAGTTTTAATTGTGTTTGTAGTCGGATGGCTAATCGTTCGACCCGAAACATCTTTATCAAATGTTGTAAAAATTGCGAAATCATCAATACTAGTAAGATATCCGACAGCTTTTTTCGATAGACCAGACACGGTCATTTGCAGCTCATTGTTTGCGTCACGTAAACAATACTTTTTTGCTCCGTATGTCTTAAATTCTTTCCATGCACCTTTTTCGGTTTCCCAGTCAAAAATTCCCAAGTCGGGCAACTTATAATCTAATCCATATCGCTCGATTGCCAAACCGATTTTGTATTTTGCGAAATCGTTGTATTCGTTAATAACATCTAAACATTCACCGCGGTTGATGATCTTGGCACTATCAGTATCACAGTATAAAACATTGCGGTCGATTTTGCTAACAATGTCATATAAAAGATGATATCGAGTGTAAGCGGGTATGAAAACACCAATTTGATACGGTAAAAATGACCGATACGACTTGTAAAATTTATCAAGCTGATCATCAATTTCATCCTTGTTTGTGATTGCTGTGTGCTCAATCTTCCATTCAGTGCCGTTGAGCGTTATTACGTCATGTATTGGGTCTTGCACAAACATTCCATAAAAGCTATTCACTCGATTTTTTGCTTTCGCATAGTTTAGTTCTTCGCACTTGACGTGTTTTAACTTTTGCTTGTCGTTGTAATATTTTAACATTGTTTTTACAATTCCAGAAGGTAAGTAGTCAGCACGACAATAATAACATTCGTCGACACGTATTGCCTTGATATTATACATTTTTATGATAATAGCCAAGTCTAATGATGTGCAAGATGTTTGTACCATATCAGCTTTATAAATTCTTCCGTTATCAAGTACGCAATCTTTGCTTACATCACAATGTGATGATGATAGATAAGTCATCGTTCCTTTCGCTTTCACATTTTTCATCGTTACTGTACAAATGAAAAGATAACCTTCTGTTTTCATCAAACGTTTTAAATCATAAATGTTTGCACCGTCCAGTTTCTTAAGTGGTGAGCACGGAAACTTTTCGGTCGCAATTGCAAAAGGGTAAGCGCTGCCAAAATCATAGCTATCTACATCATTCATCACTTTACCCGCGTACATATAGTTAGCATGTGTGTATCCACCCATGAAAGCTTTTCGACATATGACATATTCTTTGTAGTGTAGACGCGTATTTTTAAACATTTTGCGCCATTTATAATCGGCTCTCATTATGTCTCTTAGCTCATCTCGCAAAAAACCAGTGTTTGTATAAGGAAACTTATAAAACGGTTTTCCTTCCTGTTCTTCTAACTGGTGTATTTTCGCAACCATAATTTCCACATCACGATATGTATATGCTTCTTTTTCTGGTGGTAATTTTTCACCAGGTTTCACGATATCAGTGTAGTCCATTTCTAACTTTTCAAGTCCGACGTCTTTTCCGCACGCTTTAAGTGATTTATTTGTGAGCTTGTAGCTGCATCTAAATTCAATTCGTTCGTTTATGACAAAATAGAGGGGTTCATGTGTGTCCATGTAAAACGTTGTTGTAAGTTCACGACCGTTCAAATTTCGAATAATCGCTTCAGTCTCATATGACAGGTTATGCACGTAGCAGATCATTCTTGTGTCAGTTGGTTCACTGTTTTCAGAAAAGTATTCAAGAATATATCTAAAAAAATCATTCCATGATGTGCATGTATGATAATTATAGTCACTATCCATAACTGACCAGTGCCATGTGTATATAATATCACAATCATCTGACACGTGTTCGTGCGTCGTTTCAATATCGAAACATAAAAACTTTTTAGAATATACAACCTTATCACGTGCCATCTTACCACCTCACTTAAATGTCATCAAAATCTTGATCTAGTTCTAGCCATTCGCCCGAACTACCTTCCCTTTGTACATCCAGAAACCACTTATCGAGATCGACATCTTCTGGATTCTGTGGGAAAATTGCACCTTGTTTGCTAGCCCAGTTCGTGTATTGTAAAAGCTGTTCGCTGTCATACTGTTCACCCTCATGCGCCGATTGCCATTGTCCCATGTACGTAGTCATTGCCCGCCATTCGTCAAATGACATATTTTTCAGTTTTGGATGATTTTTCTTCATTGTCTCAAAAGCTTTATTTTGTAATTTCTTATATTCAGTATACGTTGATTGTTTACTGTTGAGTATGTCAACAGCCGTTTTCACTTTTTGATACAGCCCCTGTTGCGATACACCTAAATACTTGATGTCAAAATCACGGTATCGGTCAAATACTGGGTTGATTTCACCAGTGTATTTACTACCACCTTCCGAGAAGTACCTTGATAATGTTTTGATTCTGGTCTGTGCTCTTTTACCCAGTGTTCTAAGTAATAACAAAAGCTCTTCACGTGTGTAGTGTTGCTTAAGTAGCTTATAAGTTCCGTTTGTGTCGTCGTATAAAACTCCACGAGCTCTGATAACTTCACCGACACGTTGTTTTTGTTTACTTGCCATAATTGTCAACCTCACTTTCTGCCATACCCTTAATAAAACCAGATTTAATCGCGTTTTTTATCATTTCACTTCTGGTCATATGGTACAATGGGGCATAAAGCCCCAAAGCGTCCCAAACTTCATCCCAGTATTTAAGTCGTTTTTCTGGTGTTTGGATATCTTTTAAACATTGTAACACAATCGCATGCTGTAAGTCAATTAACGCACCTTTATTATACATATTTCCACCTCACTTTTCAAGACTATTTACAAAGTTTAAGCTTTCCAACACAACCTTGTAATATTGCATTTCTTTATATGTTTCAATTTCACGTGCTTTCATTGCCAATGTTGTGTACTGGTTAGCAATATCGGGTTTGCGCTTTTTAATGTAGTGTCGTGCTTGCTTAATGCATTCGTTCATTATTTCAAGTCCTAGGTTGTTGCGTTTTAATACTTCTAATACATCCATTCTCAATACCCCCTTATTTAATGTTGTTGTCTACCCACTTAAGAGCGTCTATTAAGGTATCGAAAAACTTTGGCGTCCAGTCGCACCATTCGTTACATTCTCGATATAACACCTCAATTGAGTTGTCGGAACACACAACGATGACCACTCTATGGTCAACACGCTCTGCCGTATATGGCTTGATTATTCTATATCCCTTTCCGTAAAGAAAATAACAATCGCAATCAATAAACATGCGGGCGATTCCAGATTCTAATAGCATGTTATACAATGATGTTTTCCGTGAAATGGGTTTCACATCATAGATTTTTGCATTCTTGATGCCGTTTGAATAATCAATATGTGATTCGGTTTCTATGGTTTCGGTTTCGGTGGTTTCGGTTTCGGTGGTTTCGGTTGTTTCTGTGGTTTCGGTGGTTTCGGTTGTGTTGGTTGTTGACTCAAATGCTAGCTCTTCAATCTTATCGAGGACTTTATACATTGACTTAGCTTGTGTTTCTTCAATCGTTATTTCAGTTGCGTGGCACTTACCAGACACGTAAAACGTGATAACTTCGTCATCGTCATATGCGCATACCCAACAATAATGACCATTTACGTAAAAGTTGACCGATACCGCCATAATATCACAGTCATCGTCTATCTTGATGTTGGTTGTCGCACCAGTGAATCTCTGACATACCATCTTTTCAATTCTCTTGATATAATTCATTGCGCTCTTTACTAACATATTTCATTCTCCCTTCTTAGTGGTCTATTCCTATTCTGATTATAGCACAAACTGGTGAATAATGGTAGTTAGAAATTTAACATGTTGGGTTGATTTTCTTGATATATTTTAAGCTTGTTGGGGATCACCCCACTTTAATGCTTTACCACTTCACCACGCTAAAGCGCCACCTATGGTCGGGAAAATTTTTGGCTGACGGACGGTGATCTCCAGATATTT